AGCACTGTCAAAGATAGTATTGCTACTATCATCATTCCAATAAACATCGCTATGAATATCATTTCTTAGGACCATATAAAGTTTTAGTAACACCAATTAAAAATATTGCAGATACACCAACCCCAAAACCAAAAATGACCGCAGAATTGGGATCGTTAAAAAAATCAATCAGTCCCATCCTCTCGTCCTGTTTCAATAACTCTGAATGCAGCTAATATAGAAGGAACCCAAATACCAACATAGATTCCGTACAACTTTGCATCAGGGCTGTCCATAAAAAAGAAGAGGTATATTGATAGTGCAAGAGATAATGCTGTTGCAATTAAAACATATAGGTGTGATTGTTTCATTTCATCCTTTACTTAAGAGAATAATAAATTTCTTCCCAATTTTCAAATCTTGGAAAGTTTGTTACGTGCTCATTATGACCATGAGCAATAAGACACGGATTTAAACCATACTTTTCTCCACATTCGGCATTCTGCCATTTGTCTTCTACCCAAAAGTATCCGCTGTCTTTATATATTGGCATACTTAAAACATCATCTTTATCTTGTCCCGTATCTAAAAAGTGGAACTTACTAAATGTAGTGTTGCCAAATAATTTTTGTAGATTCCATATACGCAGGTCTTGTGCGTTTTGGCTTTTAGTTAATGATGTGATCACGATGAAAGTATATCCTAACTGTTCGTGTATTCTTCTAACATACGTAACTGCATCTCGTAAAGGTGCTAGGTAACCAATGTCTGCATTTTCATTAAACATCTTGACCAGATGCTTTTTAGTTTTATCATCTAGTCCATACTTTTCTGCAATGTCATAGGTAAGATCCCAATCACCTTTCATCTCATATCCATGACGTATCATCCAGTGATGAAATCCTTGCTCCCAATTGAGAAGCACTCCGTCACAGTCTGTCAAAATTATTTTTTCAAAGCGTCTCACATTCCACCTCGTGTTTGTGTCAAATTCCAAAATTTACGTTGATTGTATTCTTCTATTGTCTTAAGAAGTTTCTTTGTCCAGTTATCTCTGTGTTCTACAAAGACCTGTGGACTATCGTTGTCAACATCTATAAGAGTGACAATATTCGGTATTGGCAATCCTGTTCTTTCTTCGAACATAATCGCATAAGCAGATTCTTGTATGAAGTAATTTTCAATCCATTCTTTCTTTTTTATTTTTCTTGATGTCTTGAAATCGATGATTGAAGGTACCCCTTCCCACTCTCCCACGCAGTCAACTCTTCCCGCGAGTCCTAAGTACTTGCTGTATAGAGCTTTCTCTATTCCGTAGATTTTTCCTAGTTTATTATCGAGAATAGGTTTCACATTTAAAAATGATTGGACAATGTGTGGTGGCCATTCAGATTTATTTATGTCTTCGTTTTTTAAGTATCGTTCGATAATGCTATGTACAGCAGTACCGCGAGTACGAGCTCTATAGCCAATCTTTTCCGCCTCGTCTTCGCCGACTCGTTTTCTCCATGCAGCGATGGACTCTTCACTAAGAATGCTAAGAACGGTTGTAACACTCGGGTATTTACCTTCTGGAGTATTGTAATGTCTTCCTCCTGTCGTGGTACTTGAGCTCAGATCATCATATCCGAACTCAAGATTTTCATATAAAAATTTCAAATTTTTATCCCTGCCTCAGGCATCAAGTTTTCAAAGCCTTTACCATTTGACAGAATGCATACCTTAGTAGGATTATTATCCGGCAAAGTTACATTCTGCACAGCAATAGTAAATGTTTTAGTTATATCATTCACATAGACTCGCAATAACGCAGCAGGTCCATGTGACTGTGACGGAGATTGGAATATTGGATATTCTCCGTACTTTTTAATTGCTTTCTCAAAGATTGATTTTGTCATACAACTGTTGTAAAACACACCAACCGTACTCTGTTTTTGCTGTGTATCCGGTACTGACTCAGTTTTGTTATCCTGAGCTAGAACCGGAGTACAAGAGATTAACAGTAAGAATACTAAACTACTCGTTAATTTCAAAATGAGGTGCATCTATGAAGGGCCTCCTCCCCTGTGAACGCCGTGTATCGACATAGTCATTCATGGCGTCTTCCATTGTTCCATCCCAATTACGGATGTCGGCAATATGCCAAGCTGCTCCCCAACGAATAGGTACATCACATTGTTCCGCACCGATCTTCATTGCGTCAGCGATCTCGTCGTAGACGTTAAGCTCCCAACATCCACGTCCGTCTACGTAAGCCATAAGATCTACAGCCAGACCGTCGATGTGCTTAGATTTCATAGTCTTCGAAGCGCCGGCCGCAACCAGCTTTTCTTGCTCTTCAATAGTTCTAAGTCCTTGTGTCACTCCAAAGTCAATCTTAGTATGCTCAATTGCAACTTTAACGACTTCAATAATTCTTTCATCGATCCCTTCCATTCTGCTTAGAGATCTATTTGACAATTTGTATGCCATTGTTTCCTCCTTAAGTGATTTTTAGCATTTCTTTAGTCATGATATAATCTCGGACAAAATCGGATCGTACGATGTCATCCCAACCGAAGGTTATCACAGAAAAATTCTTCAGTTGTTCTACTATAGACATGAATTTCATAATACCATTTTTGTCATTATCATGAGTAAAGTCTGTTTGATAGTAATCTCCACTAAATATCACTCTACAATTTTTGCCTATACGTGTTATGACAGAATCTAATTCATGAAAGTTTAAATTCTGCATCTCGTCTACCATGATGACAGCATCATCATAAGTAATTCCTCTCATAAAAGATGTTGATTCAAATATCAGTTGATTTGAATTTATCATCTTGTTGTAAGCTGCCACATCTCCAAATAGCTCAGTTGCTATGGTTCTATACGGCGCCGTGTATGTTTCAACCTTTTCTTCTGCTGTTCCCGGTAGAAACCCTATCTCTCTTACAGGAACTACTGATCTCACAATGACTAGCTTGTCTGCTTGATACTCTTTGCTAAGAACCTCTTCAAGAGCTAGATACATGGCAATAAAAGTTTTGCCAGTTCCGGCAGAGCCACTGAGTACTAGGTTATCTCCTTCATCCCAAGCTGAAACAGCATAGTTCTGGTTTTTTGTAATCGGTTTAAATTCTAAAAGATCATCATACCGTACAGTCATTGAGTTATTTCGTGCACTCTGATCTTTCTTTTTATATCTTGACATTATTATATATTAATCGTGTTACCTTTTCCAGACTTCTTCTTCATCTCTTTTAAATGATCTTTCCATGCATCATCTGTCTTAGCTGTAGGATGAGATCTACCAGATCCAGTTACGATTGCAGGAAATTTAGGGACATGCACAAGATCATATTCCTCGCATATCTTTCCTAGCTCTTCATGACTGCATTGTATATCCCACTCACTAGCAGTATCTGAGTCTGGACTTTTACTTCTTCGTCTAACTGTGTATGTTGGCACCTTTATATCCTTCCCACCATGTTGGAGCAGGTCTACGCCATTGCCATTTGGCAAAGGGTTTCGCTACATGATAATAGTTACGATAAGCACTGACAGCATCGCCATCAACCTTACATTCAGGAAAATGACTCATAGCCTGAGCAAATTCTGTCAATCCACTATCAGGTATATTTATCGGCTTGTTCTTGAGTATGCTACTCAAAAGTTCGATCGTAGAGTGTGTTTTAGATCTACGGTACGTATATTCTTGGCCCATAGCTTCGAAGTGTTGATAGTGCCAGTAGTAATTACATTTGCTTTCCATTGTCCACTTGGTACAAGGATGACCTTTATGTACAGCAGCATACAATACTTCTTCTCTAGGATCTTGTAATACATAATACGTTTGCATAGTTTTCCCAGATTTAGAAGGCTTTTTTGTAGGTGTACCGTCAAGTAGACGATGAGCCGTGGAAAGCATTTGACCACTTTCCACGATCATCTTAGGTAAGTGTTTGTCACAAAGCATCTCAGCAGCACGTACTGGATCTTTATCAAGTATAAAAATATTCATAATGTTTCTCCATAATGTAATTATACCACATTTTTCACTGATTGTAAATAGCTATGAAGCAAATTTCATGTTATGAACTAGTGCACAATGGTTTTTAAGAAACTCTTTCTTGTCTTCAATCTTACGCATTAGTTCGAGTCTTCCTTTCTTTTTTAACTTGGCAGCATAATATTCTAGTTCTTTCACGTCTTGGTTAAGTCTAGCTTGTTGTTCTGATAACATGTTGCCTCCTAGAAAGTAAAAAAGCCACACGAATTTCTTGTGCAGAAACACCTGTAGCTTGCTAGTTGTTGATGAAATGTGATGCATTAAGCGTTGTCTTGTAATAGTCCTGGGAACGCCTCCTCTACAATGGGTCTTGAAATTCCTTTTGGTGGTTTCTTTTGTACCATATCTACGACTAGCTCCGCATCTCTGGGGTTGATCCCTTCGAGTATTCCAATAAACACGCGTTCCCGCTTATACGCAGGCATGTGGTCACCTTTCCCACCCTTAATTAAATAGGCAAATTTTTTATTTTCCTTAGTTAAGTGAGCTGGGTGATTGTGCTCTTCACATGGCGTGTAAGGAGGAGCACCCTCAGGTAGGTTCCATTCTATAGTTGAGTCCATGGATCCTCTAAGGATATCCTTAAGAGCCCATGAATCATTATCACGTAAAGTTTGAATTTTTTCAGCTTTAGAACGTTGTTTGTTCATCTTGTCAAGCACTTCCCAAACAAGAAGTTGCATAGTGTTTGCCATATTATATAAACTCCTGTACATTTTCAAGCAATGATTTAAGCCTGTTTTGGACCAGATAAGGAAATACCTTACCTTTGTTAGTCCAAGGATCTTGTCCCTTAAAATTATTTATAATGTCCTGTTTTACAGAAGACGGTATTTCTGTAAGATCTATCATTTTTTGATTTCTTAGAAAGTTTCTATACACGTCACTTCCTAAACATTCAGGATCATCGGCTAGCATCTCTCGCTTTTTCTTAGATAGGGGTGTCTGACGGAGTCCCTCGACAAATACGTTGTCGTTGGAAAGGACGTTTGGAACTCCGTCAGACGTGTCACCGGAGAGCACAAGATTCATGAGATGAGATCTTGGATTAGGCTCTTCGATGAATTTCTTAGTCATGGGTGAGAACTGTTCTACATTATCCATGACCTGTAATTGAGCAAAATCTTTATCACCAGATATAATAAGAACTGGTTCATAGTGGTTAAAGGTTGCTGTGTTATATGCTAGTTGTGCTATGATGTCATCAGCTTCTGCACCTTCAACATGGCAAACATGATACGGAAAGTTTTCTTTCAGTTCATCTCTGACTGAATTAATAATTCTAAATAGCTCATCCCAATCAAGATGAGACTTTTCTCTACTAGTCCTGCGGCTGGCTTTATATTGAGGATAGACTGTCCTACGCCAGTTATTAGATCCATCACAACATATGACCAACTCACCATAATTATCTTTAAACCTCTTGCGATAAGCGCGCAATGAATTTAGAATCATGTGCCTGATGAGATTTTCTTTGACGTCCATCTTCATCACTAGGACGTTTGCAACAGCAATTGCTGAGTAGTCAATTAGAATCATTATAA